GCAGGCGTGGGTGCAGCAGTTGTTGCTAGAGTAGTAGTTGTTGCTGGTGCGGCAGTTGTGGTGTGTCTTCTTCTATCCCGCGGAGAATTCGGCGGGCTATATGGAGGAGGCGGTCCCGGATGCCGTCGATACGGGTAATCGTGGTGCGGTCTAGTCCAGCGTGGATTTACGTGTGGGGGAAACCCCCTATGCCTTCCGTGTGGACCTCCGTGTCTTCCGTGCCTTCCGTGTGGACCTCCGTGTCTTCCGTGTGGACCTCCGTGCCTTCCGTGTGGACCTCCGTGTCTTCCAGGTAAGTTATTTTGTCGGGAGTCTTCCTCTGATCTTAAAGAAGAAAGGTCAATTGTTCCTAATATTGAAAAAATAATAATAGCAAAAAGAATAGTCCCGATTATTATAAAAATGCTGTTAGATTGGGACATATATAGTTAATAAATATTAAAATCTTACTTGGAGTATCTTATGATTCTGTCTAGAATATACTATATTGTTATATGAATAATATAGTATGATATGAATAATATCTTAATAATATCTTAATAATATCTTAATAATAAATTTAGTTAGAGTATGCGAGACCACCCATCCCGCTCATGATGCGGAGGACGTTGTAGTTAGTAGCGTAGACGCGGACCTTAGCGGTCTTGACACCTTGGACGGTGTTGTTGGAAAGAACAAGCTGGAGGGTTGCGTTATCAATTCTGGAGAAGTTACAGCTGCCACTCGGCTGGTGCTCTTCAGGGCGAAGGGCGAAGGAGTAAACGTTAATACCAGTGTCGGGGGAACGAGTGTGATGCTGGTATGGCTGCACAAGGTCGAAGTAAGTGCCTTCGCGCTCAGAGAAGCGGTCCTGGCCGTTAAGCTGGAGCTTGGCGGTTACAACGGGGTTCTCACCCCAGCAGTGCATCTTGAGGGAGGTCTCGTTGAGAACGAATGCACCAGCATCGGAGATGCTGGAAACTGGTCCGACACCGTTGTCGAAGAAACCGCCTGCACCGGGCATGTGCACGCCGGTGCCATCGACACCCCCTCCTCCGACACCGTAGGCACCGCTGCCATCGCTGCTGCTGCCCGCCGGAATACCAACATCCGCGCCCGCCGCCGCCCAGAAGTGGGTGCTGCTTACATCGGTCGCACCAGGCTGAGCAAAGAGTCCGTCGGCCCCGATGAACGCGTTCGCTGCGCCCGTTTTTGGACCCGCCCCCAGCGCAGCCGATCTAGGACCACTGAATGCGTGAAGGGCATTCGGTAGAGCATCGAGGGCGTCGGTGTAGTTAAATGGCTGGGCACCGAGAGCAGCGTAAAGGTTAGTGCCGCATTCAAGCGAGGCACAGTAGTCTACGTTGGCATCGGGCTGGACAACCCAGATAATCTCCTTGCACGGGTGGTTAAAGTTGAGCTTGATCTTGTTGGAAGAAGAACCAACCGACTCGTCGCCGGTGAACTGAAGCTGCTCAATAAGATACTCGTGAGGGTTCTGGGCCATACGGCGGCGCTCGTCGGTGTCGAGGAACACGTAGTCGACGTAGAGCGAAGCAGCCACGAGGGACTGGTTGTATGCAGTGTTTACTTTTACTACGCTTGGCGTGCTGTCTACACCACAATTGAGCGTTTGGACGGCCCAAAGGCACTCGTCGATGGGACGAAGGTCGAGGTTAATCTTAACCTCGTGGTACTGGAGGGCAATGAGCGGGAGGGCAAGGCCAGGGTTGCGGCAATACCAGAACTGGAGAGGGACGTAAAGAGTAGTCTCCGGGAGTGCGTTGCGGGGAGCACAGACGGCGTCAGGTGCAGCTGAGTCGCAAGGACCATCAACATCGGCGAAGAGAGGGTCGGTGATGAAGGTAAGCTGAGTTGTGTTACCGATCATCTTGTTGTAGCCGTCCTCCTGGTCGCAAGTGAGAGTAAGCTGCTGCCAGATGTGCATCCAGTCACCATACTGGCGATCGATGCGCTGTCCACCGATCTCAACCTCCACCTGTGAGATAAGCTGCTCACCGGGGCAATCAAGCCAGCGGGCGTAAACGCCGTCGTTAACAGAATCGGTCCCCGGGGTTTTTGAGCCTGGCCCCATTGACTGGTTAATCTCGGGGAGAGTCACCTGAAGGTAAGTGCGGTATGCAAGATCGCCGTTGCGGCTAATAGTGCAAGTTACACGGCGACCAAAATCTGCCTGGCCGTTAAAGGTTTGTTCGATGGATTCGAGAGAGAAGTTCGTGTGGCGACGGTAAGTCACCTTCCAGAAAGTAATCTGAGGATTGCCTGTCAAATAGACATCCTGTGCGCCATAAGCTACTAGTTGCATTAATCCACCACCCATTTTATAATATTGCTAAAGAAAAAAAATTTGGCGGAAATCAATTAATTAAATGATTAAAATCGACATTTTCTTCAACAAACGTTTTTAAATAGTTTTCTAAATAGATTTCTTTTCGATTTTCGTGTTTTTTTTTAAAAACATATTTATTTTTATTGTTAAGTTTTACTTCCCATCCAGACTGAATAGCATTATAAATAAAAGACATTTTCTGGAATTCTATGCAATTAACATAAACTTTTTCAGGGATGCCCGTTACTATAATTTCTTTATCGTCGCTCATTCTAATGGAAAGAGAGAAAACATAAATATTGTTTTAACTATATAATTATCTAAAGGCATTTATTAAATACTTAATTATTTGATATGAATTCCTTTAAGCCGAAAAATAATAAAAATATAAGAATATCTCAGAAAAGTATAGTAACTCTAGACGGAAAACATAGTCAAATAATGAATAAGATGGAGGATGATATAGAGAATACTCTTCCAAAATTACAGAAAAGAAAGGCTGCAATTAAAGAGCTCCTTAGAAAGAATATTTCCTTAGAGAAAAGACTTGATCTAAAGGACGAAATAAAGGAAATCAGAAAGAAAATGTCCGTTTTGACTAAGGAGAAAAATAAATATTTTTTAGATAATTCAAAGCACCTGTTCGATTATTTCGAAAATAAAAAGGAAATAGCAAATGGTAATAATAAAACAACTTTGCTAGATAGGTATTTTAATATTAATAGCAAATTAAAGGAGTTAGATATGAAGGAAATTTCAACCGTAGAAAAGTATTTAACAAATGTGGATGAGGGATTTATAAATGTTAAAAATTATCTAGTACAAACAGACGTATGTCGAAAATGCGACAAGGGGGAGCTAATTGCGATTGAGCACGATGGTGTTCTTGTGTGTAACAATTGTTTTTGCAGTATCCCATATTTAGTTGAGAATGAAAAACCTTCTTATAAAGAACCCCCTAAAGAGGTTTGTTTTTATGCATATAAAAGAATTAATCATTTTAGGGAGATTATTGCTCAATTTCAGGCGAAAGAAACAACACAAATCCCCGAGGAGGTTCTTGAAAATATAAAGCTGCAAATAAAAAAGGAACGTATGGAGGTTACTCAAATGACTAACAAGAAGGCGAAGGATATTTTGAAAAAACTTGGATATAATAAATATTATGAACATATTCCATTTATTAAGGATAAACTAGGGATTAAACCTCCTATAATGAGCCACGAATTAGAAGAAACATTATGTAATTTATTTATGGATATTCAGGCTCCATATTCTAGATATTGTCCCAATGATAGGGTTAACTTTTTGAATTATTATTATACAGTATATAAATTATGCGAGCTTCTCGGACAAACGCAATTTTTGCCATATTTTCCTATGCTAAAAGACCTCTATAAAAGAATAGAGCAGGATGAAATTTGGAAAAAAATATGCAACGAACTTGATTGGGAATTTATTCCAACAATTTAAATAAACAGATTTTTTATTTAAATTATTTAAATTATTTACATTATTTAAAAATATTTTATTTAAAAATTATTTTATTTTACCGAGGAAACCCTACAAGGTTTGCACCAATACCGAGGCCTGCGCCAGAACGAGCACTAACTGCAATAGTTGGAACGTATGTGTCAAGGATACTAAATGTCGCCGCTGCAGTAAGCGAAATTAATGCAACCTCGTCCATATTGAGGGATCTCTTAGGAATTGCGAATGCTGCAATAGCAACCATCAACCCTTCCACTAAATACTTAATAGCGCGTTTAATCAGTTCACCGAAATCTAAACTATGACCAGACATTTATATTAATAATAAAGAAAATAATATTTTCGTATTTCTAAACTTAACGATATAATTAATATATCCATTTAATATTTATTATATAAAATACTTAAACTTAGATAAGTTTACTATCTATAATGACTGATTCTACAAACAGAGCAAAAACGCAACCTGCTGGAGTTGAATGCAGAAAGAACCTAGACGGCACCGACAATTCTAAATATATTGATATTCTAGAGGAAGACCGCCCACTTGCGGCACAGAAGTTCGTTTGTATGTCTTTTGTTTCTCCTGAAAAAATATTAAAGCAGCGCGAACAGTTTTTATTTAATGAGTATATTAAGCAATGGGATATGAATAAATCATTAGAGAAATTCAATCAGTTCATTAATTTTATGACATTTAAATATCATTTAGACCCGTCAGATGTTATGAAAGACTTTGAGGACTACTGTAAAACAGAGCGGGATAATATATTCGTTACTACAATCGAGGACGAGTATAAAAGTTTCCTAGATAAGAACGAAGATAAATTAAATGTGACTTTTCAGAAGAATCACACATTCCAGACAAATGTCCGAGGAGTTAAAGTAAGAGGGTCTTACCCCACACAAGAGGAGGCTGAGATGAGATGCAAGATGCTAAGAGAAGTCGACCCGAATCACGACGTTTTTGTTGGCCCTGTCGGTATGTGGATGCCGTATGATCCCGATGCGTATAAAACAGGTAAGGTGGAATATTTAGAGGATGAGTTAAATCAGCTTATGTCTGAGAAGGATAAGAACGAACTTCGTGCAAAGAACGAATTTGACAAGCGTATTAAAGAGACGAGGAAGAAGGCGGTTGAAGAAAACATTGCAAAGGCGAAGGAAAGTGGGAACTTATTGACGCAGTCTTTGGATAGTGAGGGTAATTTGGTTAGCTTGTCGGGAGTAAATACAATTGATAATAAACTTGCAGATAACGTTGCTGTTGCGGATATTAGAAAGGAATTATTCGGTGGCGACAATATTATTACTAGTAAAACTAAAAACAATGACCACGGATTAAGCAGATTGAATACTTCTTCAAACAAAGCATTACTTTCCGGGTTGGGTGTAATTGTAGAGGAAGATAAATTAGATACCCTGTCGAGTTCACCCAGAGATAATATTACAATAAAACCGAAGACTTAAGTTCTGCGAATAATGCGGAGATTAAAGCTATATAAAATTAATTTAAAAATTTATATAGAATTAAGATGTAAATGACTAAAAAGAAGATATGTGCGTTAGAAAATTGCAATAAAAGATTAAATGTTGTTGATTGTTTGTCGTCTACGTGTAAATGTAAAAAGGTGTATTGTGCAACCCATCGGTTGCCCGAAACACACGCGTGTGGCTACGATTTTATGAAAGAAGTAAACCAAAAAACGGAAATAGACAAACTAAAATGCGTATCTACTTATGATAAAATATAAATACTACCATTTGCTTTTTTTTACATTTATTTTTGGATTATTGCTTTTTCTAGCAGAATTAGGATTATATTCTTCTTCTTCGTCGTCAGACCCAAGGTCTCTCGATATTTCCCAAAATTCTTTTGATCCAAGCTTGAAATCCCCTCTAGGCTCCGCCTTATACCAAAAAACCTGCTCTTGCAATTTATTCGTTTTTGCATTGTTATTTATAACAAGACACTCGAAATTCTCAGTGCATTGGTCTAGTACTTGTGAGAAAGATTCGAACGTGGGAAACATTCCCGCATAATTTTCATATATTCTTTTCCTATTTGCGATATACGGCTCACGCAAAATAAAAACGTAATCAATGTTTGTTCTAAGGTTGGGTGGAATCCCTAGAGGATATTGCATTGTAATAATTAGCATAATCTTCCAATGTCGACCATTCATGAATAATAGTCTCATCATTTTATCTTTTGTCCAGGCAGAATCATAGAGGCAATCATCAAGAATGACAAATGTCCTGGGGTCTATTGTAGATTTTTTATAATATTCCATCTCCTTTTTTACTTGTTTAAGAACCGTTTTCTGGCGCTTTAGAATATTTTCAACAATAGCTGTATTGTATTCATCGTGTATAAATAGTTTAGGAACGTGTTTTCCATAAAATCCGTTACCAGCCTCTGTTCCGGATATAACGGTTCCTATAGGAATATCCTGATGGCTATAAATAAGATCTCTTACGAGGAAACTTTTCCCCGTATCTCTTCGCCCTATCAGAACAACAACCGGTCCACTATTTTCGTCTTGTTTAAATCTAATATTGGTCATATCAAATTTTTTTAACTCAAGAGTCATTTATATCGTTTTTAGAAAATATAGGTTAAAATTTCACGAATTAAATATATATTGGAACTAATGGAGCTTCATTATAAAAAACACGATAATCGCCCGATTTTTTCAGATTTAGAAAACCCGAACTTATTGAATGTAAGTAAACCACAAAACTACGTCCCCATATATTCTAAATACTTCTCCCTAAATGAATCAAACTACAACAATATCAATCTTAATCACACTTATAACATTTGTGGTATTTCTGAGAAAAAGGACGAGAATAAGTTTATAGTTAATGTAACAGATGGAAAAACAACTGAAAGCAAAAATGTTCACTTCAAGCTATCTCCGCTGTTTGACCCCATTAAATTTTTGATCGGAAAATACGAAGAAGACGTCGATTATTTAACTTTACCTTCTCTTGAAAAGTCAAGGGCAAATGAAAAACTGAATGATCAAAATAACGCCGCGTATGTAGACAGTTTTTTTTCTTATTTAACAAGCCAACTCCTTCATACACATAATTTTGCACACGGCATAGATCTTTATGGGTCATTCTTGGCTATTAAGAATGATTATAAGATTAATATAAATGATGACATTGATTATTTGCAAGATTCTACTTATTTTAAAAAATATAATAATGTTGAAAAAAACAATATTACTTTCACTCTAGAGGACGAATACATTTCGAGCCAGATATTTTCCGATTCTAGGACAAATAAAGATAAGCTTGTCGTTAGTGACGACAGCACTGTATTAAATCTTTCGGATATATCTGATTTAGACCAGTTCGATACCATATTCAAAGGTTCGGAGAGCAATAATAATGATGAAAAAATAGATATTTTGTTTGAAAAAAAAGAAACTGAGCCAAATGTGAAAACGAGTGCAACTGGTATATCCCGCTCCAGTAGCTCCCACTCCGGTAGCCCTCACTCCGGTAGCTCCCACTCCGGTAGCTCCCACTCCGGTAGCTCCCACTCCAGTAATACGTGTTCATCTCGATCGTCAAATACGTCTAGTGGAGAAAATGACTCGGACGATGGTTCTTGTTCTGGGTCGGATTCTGAATCGAGTCATTCTTCCTCTGAGAGCAACTGCTCGACAGAGACCGAAGAAGAGATTCTTGTTAACATATCAAAATTTCCTATCCAGATAATATGTCTAGAAGAGTGTGAGAAAACATTAGATTCGCTTCTTGTTAATAAACCGTTAACTGATAAAGAATGGGACTCACTAACTATGCAGGTTATAATGATACTAATCACGTATCAAAAGGTGTTCGACCTAACGCACAACGACTTACATACAAATAATATAATGTATAATACAACCGACAAAAAACATATAGAATATTGTTACAATGGGAAGTATTATAAAATCCCTACTTTCGGGAGAATCTATAAAATCATTGATTTTGGTAGAGCAATCTATAAATTTAAGGGAAAAACGATGTGTAGTGATAGCTTCCATTCATCTGGCGATGCGGCAACTCAATATAATTTCCCACCATATTTAAACGAGAAGAAAAAGAGGGTTTTGCCTAATAAAAGTTTTGACTTATGTAGACTAGGGTGTTCCCTCTTTGATTTTATAGTTGATGACCTTGAGGATAATGATGAGATATCAGATATTAAGGATATTAAAAACATCAAGTCCGGTATTAAAAAAATAATTTTAAATTGGTGCAACGACGACAAAGAGAGAAATATAATTTATAAAACCAACGGGGATGAAAGATATCCCGAATTCAAATTATATAAGATGATAGCGAGAACTGTCCATAACCACGCCCCAACTGACGTGCTAAAACTCCCCTATTTCAAAAAGTATATTGTATCGAATCTAAAGCATCCGGGAAGCGTTATTGACATAGATAGTTGCCCGTGTCTATGCAATAAATAAAAAATTGATTTGCATTATTTATAAATAAATAATGCAATTATGTCTTCATCTAGTCTAAACAAGGTTGATATTGTCGAAGCGGCTCGTCGGATGCTGAGGGATTCGGATACTTCGACCTCCACCGAGAGCGAGGAGTACAATTTGTACATTCGCCAGTCTATGCTTCCTAGCAATAAGATTTCCACGTGGATTGTTACCCACGATGGTTCCAACCTCCCTGTCGTCGCTGTTATCAACGATAGTCTGGAAGTAACCAACTCTCGCGAGATTATTAAATCCGTTGGAAAGGAACAGTTTAGGTGTCGCCAGTGTGGAGATAATTGCAGAAATCTTTCATCTGTATTTGGTCCGGAAGGACCTTATCTTTGCAATTATGATAACGTGAATACGACATATACGAATCGTCTACGCAAGCACGCAAATGATATTTATAAAAACAGTTTCTCTACTCCTAATAGCTTCTATCTATCTATTGCAACCGACAAACTGCTTTGCAAGGATCGACATTCATATGTTCGTGCCGGCACTTCCGCTGCTGCTAAAGCATCCCGGCCTCTATTTCATTACGCTGGAAATTGCGATACGGTTCCGGAGGTCTCAAGAAAGAATATTAAAATGCTTAACAGTGCCCTCCATAAATATTGGATTCTAATTCACGATCTCTTTGTTAAGCTTACTGCCGACTGGGCCTCGGCTGGAATGCGCCACGCGACAAAGCAACGCATCGAGAGTATGAAAGAGGTCGCTACCGAGGTGACCTATATTGAAGAGCATTTTGGCAAAACATTTGAATGGATTCTGAGCGCAATGTCTAAGTTCTCTGTTCCATTTGATAGGCTCCCAATGAATGACCGAATTAAAATTGTTTCAGAGGCAATCGGAGAAGGGCATATTGGTGAAGATGGGAATGGCGAGGATTCTGTTATCCACTTCCAATATAGCAAGATGAACAATACCGTTTTGATGTGGATGAAGAAGGCGGGGAGTCGTTCTGACCTAAAATCTATGATGGCCTCCCTCATTAAGCCATCTACATATGGAAAGAAGACGAGCGTTGTTCCGCCAAATGTAAATCAAATTTCTGCGGCCGAGAAGGCACTTGGTGAGAACTTTTGGACACGCGTCGCAACAACAAAGAGTTTGACGGAGTATTATAAGGATTATACCGGACCTTGTCGGTATTGGCAGTCTCCGAATATAGATATTGGCGATAAATTGTCGGGGGCGATGGAGGGATTCGCGTCCCTTCGCAAGGACGCCGCGCCGCCAAGGAAATCGGTTCTTCGTGCGTGGGAAGACACACCCCCATCAGATATTGTAAATAATATTCCCGATCTGATTGAGCTGATGATGTCGGGGAAAAACATTTTCATCCCTTGCACGGGAGAGCACGGTGTTGTTGCAAACACTAGCATCGACGCGGATAATCTTTTGTGTAAGCCTGTTAAAGAGAAGGGAGGACTACTGTGGAGCTTTCTTGGTGGAAAGGGGTATGGCGCGAATTCCAAGCACTCTGGCGTATGGCAGCGTCTTATCGCAATCCACGAGATTAGTGCAGGGAACTATTCAAATTATATTCTTGTAACAGCATCGTCTATTGTTCTACCTTCATCATTAATGAGCAATGTCGTCCTCGCAGAGCACGTTCTTTCGAGCAAGGCGAAGAAGCACTTAGGGCTCGTTATTAGTAAGATGCAGACTAAAACTCGAATTCTAACGAGCACATCTACTGCATATAAAAATGCTAAGGAGTATCCTATTATTGGTGTCGGTCTATGTTCTGGTCCCGGCGGAACTCTTGCACACGGACACACGCTTGAGTATGCAATCACCTCATCGGTTTCCGCGTATTTTGCAGTCACAAAAAAGGACATTACTGGGACAATCACTAGGTATACGAGGTCTGTTTCGGCTCCGAACCTATACAGTCAACCAAAAGCTAGAAACTGCTTTTGCACGAACTGTGCTGCTCCTGTTGGAAATAAAAAGACAAAGTTTTGCGGAAACTGTGGGGCAAAGATGTAATAAAATAAGTATAAAATAAGTATAAAATATAAAATAATAATAAGTATAAATCTTATTTTTATTTTCTTATAATTAAAATTCAGGTTTTCCTATAAAAGCCCCCGGTTGGGATTTTTTTAAAATACCTTTGTCTAAATATTCGATTGAGTACATTCCCAAAACACCACTTGCAAATACTAAACACGTCTCTCCCGCAATCAATTTCGGCGCTTTTTTTTCCTTAATTATATATTTTTGATATAAAGTCGTGAGGACAAAATAGAAGACTGCGATTATACCAGAATGCATAAATATATTTTCCATTTATGTATTGTTCTAAAAACTTGAAACTAATTAAACGAGTTTAAGTTAGAACCTCTATATCATCTAATACTGGATTAACTGTAACTGACCTATTCAGGTCGTTTATATCCAAAATTTGCAAGTCTACATCTCCGCCAATTTTTATTTTATCTTCATCGTCCTCCTCCTCCTCTTCCCTCCTACGACGCTCTGCTGAAAGTTCTGCTATCTTATCTAACCGTTCGTCTGTCTTTGGTGCTATAACAGAGTCTGTATTCCCATTTATGTCTACGCGATTATCTATGTCGTTAAAATTTACACGGTCCTTTGTGCTTTCATCTGAAGGAGCGGAAAATAACGACTGGGTTGGCGCAGGCGAAGCGGGTGCAAGCGCAGCGGGTGCAAGCGCAGCGGGTGCAAGCGCAGCGGGTGCAAGCGAAGCGGGTGCAAGCGCAGCGGGTGCAAGCGAAGCGGGTGCAAGCGAAGCGGGTGCAAGCGAAGCGGATGTGGCGGGGGACGACGATGATGACGACGATGATGACGACGGAAGGGTTTCTTTTGGCAAAGATGATACGGGTGTCGTCACTTTCGGATATGATTGTGGTATAACTTCCGTGGAAACAGTAGGAGATACATTCGATGTAGTATTATCGCCTATATTCTCTCCTAAATTAATATTATCAATAGGATCTGTCGAAGGAGTTTCCTTAATAATAACAAATTCTTCATTTACGTCCAGCTCTTCCGTTTCGTCCATATATGCACGCAATATATCCTCTATTGGCATAGTGTCTCGCACAGTATTAAGAATACTCTCCTTAATAATAGACTCAAGTTCGCGGTTGTGTTTCTGGATCTCTAATGGAAGGATATCCTTTTCAAATAAATAAATGCTAGTATATAACTTTCTTGCTACATTACAATATGTCTTATGGATAAATGTGTTCACCGAAGGGATATTTATATTAACCTTTTTCTGCTTATTACCTACACGTGCGCACGTCAACGCCTTTAATTGAATTACGTGAACACACGTAATCAGCTCTTCCAAATACCCACAGCTTGTCGTGTCTTCGATCCTTTTTCGCTCAGTATCAATAATAGTAGAATTCCATTTTGGAATTCTACTTAAAAATGTCTGAAATGTCATTAAATATTTATCTTCTTCATCGTTTTCAATACATAATGCCCACGATTCATCAAATATAGATTTTAATCCCTCAATTAAACTGGGCGTTAATGTATTCACTAATCTAGCACACCACTCGTTTTTGGAATCACTTAGACTAACTAACGAATAATCATCCATTTACATAATTAACACATTTTCTAAACTATCATCTAAACGAAAATATAAATAATTTAACAAGAAGAATATAAGCAATTTTTCATTTCTAAACTCTTTTTTTATTTTATTGAATGTTAGCAACATACTCCATTTATAAGATTCATCGATGTCCGCAGTTTCTATATATTCCATTATATCTAACCCACTTAATCCATTCTCGTAAATCTTTATAGATTTGTTTATAATTTGCCCCTGCGTATTACATTTTTTCCCTATTATATTAGCCAACCAAACCTGTTTTTCGACTTTATTGGGTTTCTTCGAAAGGTTATCTATTATATGTTTATTCAAATTAATTGACTTTCCGTCTACAACCGGTGGAGGGATATATATATCACAAAATCTGGATAAAATAGGTTTTAATAATTTATATTTGTCTTCAAGTATTATAAAAAATCGAGTTGTATGATTATATAACTCAATACATCTCCTTAACGCAGATTGTGCATCTATTGTTAGCTTATCTGCGTTTGCCATAACAATAATTTTAAAACTATTTGTAATTTTTATATTTATATGTGATTTTGCGAAAAACTTCAGTTCTTCGCGGACAAATTTAATACCTTTTCCGTGAGCACAGTCAACATATAAAACGCATTGTTTTATAGCCACAACGTTATTTCCATAAATATCTTTAATGAATTTGTTAACCAACGTTCGTTTACCACCACCGGTTGGTCCGTGAAATATAATATTTGGTATTTTATTAATTTCCAGGAACCTATCCAGTGTTTTTTTTATAGGATTATGTATAGATAAGTTCATAATAAATATATACTAAACATAAACAGTTGTATTTAATATATTAATATAGTAATATATCAAATGTTGTTTATGACCAGCTCTGTAAACTTTGTGCATAGGGATTTCTCTTGAATGCGTCCAATATGTCTGGCTGAATACGGTCGCACCCACTCCCAGTATCATTATACGCTTGGGAGTTTAACTTTCCGTGAGTTTCGGCACTAGGAATGATAGATGTTCCTGTGCTGGGAGTCCACAACCTATTGTTACACCGGTCGTCGTCCAGCTTGGCAATACATATATTGCTTTTCTGATTAAACATTTGCGTCCCGCCGTGATTTGGCCGATTCTCATATGTTTTGTTGGGATTATTCCTCTGATTATATGCTGCCTCATACGATGAATTATTCACACATACCGCCGGCCCCGCGTTCCCGTCATATGAACATCCGGTTGTATCACGCTGAACGTGCACAGGTGTTTGATCATTCACCAAATACCCTCCGGCGCCTCCATCTTGTTGATTATTCATATTTAAATGATTATTATCCAATTTATTTTCTGTCATTTCCCGAATAGTAGTTCTTGTTCTGTCAGCTGGGTTATATACCGGCTGTCTCGATACAGACGAGGACGCATTCCCACTTGGACGCATCGCCCCGATAACATTTTCTTTTCTAGACGGGCGCAAAATATCCATTATCGGAGCGGTAATCGCTTTCATCGCACCTTGCACGATTCCATATGGACTTTCTATGCGAGTAGTTGCTCTATTATTTGGAAGGTTAGCATACGACCTCATCCCATAATCTCCTTCGGTCGCATCTTTTACTCCGTTTGCTCTAAGATTTATTAAATGATTTGCTTTTAACACCGGGCGAGACGGTGCCTCGTATTCTCCCTTAACATATGTGCTGTCATTCTCTCCACCAGCCCCGAAATATGAACAAGAGGTAGATGGTCGATTCACGTGACTAACTACTGCTTGTCCTCGTGTCGGCTGTGCCTTTTCGGCACCAGTTGTAGTAAACCATCTCTCAGGACCAACCTTGTAGTAGGTGTCGGGCAATTGTTTCTCAACGCGACCTTGCTGAACAACGGTTGTTCCATCTTTAATAAATGAGTTTGCTGGCCCCTCGTGTCCAGATAAGCCAAACGATATCTTAGGGTTTGTTTTTGTGCGTAGTTGGTCAACGTTTTTCGGAGCCCAGCAGTCTCGGGACTCCATTCCAGAATTGAAACCAGCTCCGGGATTTTTATTAAATCCTTTGTTTAGTCCAGGAGCAACGTGTTCTTCTTCCCACGGCTTAACGTTTGCCATACGAGAACTAGGATTTACTCGAGACTGGATAAAATCGTTGGCGTTTGGAGCGCCGTTCGCGTGCTGAAAGTTTGACTGAGGCTTAAATAAAGGAGCGACTTCTTTTTTACTAAAATGCTGAGACCCTTGGCCTTGCATATTGTCTAATATACTTTCTCCTACATCAGATGAGCGGGTTGCTCCCCTAACCTTCGAACCAAAGAATGGTTGCATATTATTATGTTTAAAATTTTCCTTAATAATTTTATCGCCAGTAAGAGACATTGTCGCACCTCGACCACTCCCAACACTTCCCGGCGGATTATTCGCTGATACTTCATTATAAACATCTTTGTTGTAGAATTTATCGGTTGCCTGCTGGCCGCTCATATATTTCTTTATATTGTCGGCGTTTATTTCTGCGGTTGTTGGGTAGTTTAGAACGGGTTGGGGAGGATTAACGCCGGGCAAAGCGTTAACGTGTTCACCCATATTAACAAAACCTTCTCTATTTGAACACCCGAGAGGGGTGTCGTTTTTTTCATTTTCGGTAGACATTATATACAAACCTCCTAATGCTAAAATGGGTATTGCAATCATTGCCATTATATAATAGGTTCATATATATTTAATTTATGCATAAAATATTAATTGTTATTAATACACGGAGCAACCGGAATAAAATAATCTTTTTCTAAAATGCGGGTGCTTAAATTATTCTTAAATGGTATATTTACATTTTCTTGTGGATCCATCGGCAATATACTCCATTTCGTTTGTTCTAAATCTCTTACAGTCCACGCCGGATGGGTCGCTCTTGGCTGTTCCGTTATGGGTGCGATACTAGGATATTCGACCCTTTTGCTTTTAACTGCATTATGTCTATAATCGTTTACATCTTCTGCGTCTCTTGTTACTTTTCTAGTTAAACCTAACAGATCACTCTCTAAATTAATGGAATTTGTTTGTAAATTAGCCCCCCACTTTTGCATTCGTATATGAGGGTCTTCCATAAAGCAGGGCTTCGACCCATTCCCTGGGACATTTAACATATATCTTCCAGTATCAGTTGCTTCTTGTACTTGTTTTTCTACACGACAAGGGTCGTCGTGAAAACGGGTAAATGACATATATATATATCTCTTACATTATATATTCTTATAAATCATTATACAATTAATATATCTTTTATGATAGTTTTATTTTATGTTTATTGCCATCCCACGTATAACTTTTACTTTCATATATCCATATCGTTCCTTTTTTCCAATCATATTTATTTCCTCCAGCCTTTTCACTTAAGTTTTCCATATATTTATCTATAGTCCAGTGTTTATGTTCACGCGCAACAACAGGTAAATATGTTGCGCTTTTACCTGATAAAAGTTTTAAATATATTCCTTGTTTACCATTTAATTTGAAATATCTCTCTGTATGTTTTCCGCTATATTTTTTCCATTTATGTTTCGGGTCAAGTAACTCTATTTTATAATCTAATTTGTCCAATAGATGGTTACTATACGGAATGTTCCATCTATTTTTTGCATCTAATAAACAATCACCGGCGGCTTCTATTATTTTAGTAGCTGTTTTATGGGTATTGGTTGTTTCATACCTACCATAAGAGCAATTTGTTTTACCGTTAAGGCTGGTTCCTACAAATACACCTTGATGCATATTATAAAAGGGAGACCATAATGGTAGTTTCACACTATATGATGCATTATTTAGTTTTTTAATTATTTCTGATTTAATAGATCCTAATGCTAGCATTATATCAAAGTTATTAAGCTTATCACTATTTATTGTTGGTCCATAAATAATGCTAACATAAGATACTATATTTTTAATATGTGTAGATGTAACTGTATATTTATCTAACTTGTTATTTTCTAAATGACTATCATAATAATCAACAACTTTTCCAGAGTAATTTATTTTTTTAACACATTCGCAAAATAATTGGATTGCATATGGACCACATAATAGTTCAGATTGGTTCGTATATTGTTTAATTTTATGCAATTGAAGTGGATGCTGAATAAGTGAATATATTAGATGTTCCTCTAAATATTGTTTATGGAGTCTTTGCGGAAATTTTAATATATTATTATTGAATTGTTTACCGTGATGAGTTAAATCTGTTGTGCTAAATAATACACTATTTGGGTGATTACTAATAAATGTAGTAATCCATTTAACAATTTGTGTGTCATATTTTTTTACCGGTGTCAAAACAAATATTTTAACATTTGGAAAATGCGTTCGTAATTCATTCTCAACCCAATCAAATGAGTGTTCGTTTTTATTTATAATAGGCAATTGCGGTGTTTTTCCGAATGTGGTGTCTTTATATAATTGATATACCCCTGGCAATATATCCCTACTATCGTGTATTGCGGATATATAAATGATATACTTTATTTTATAACGGGGGAAATGTATCAAAATATTTTTACGTGCATCACCTGCATATTTTTTCCCGGCGTGAGGTAAAATCGCTGCACGCGGGTAATTTATATTATATATTTTTTTTGTTTTTGATATATTATGCTTTGAAACTTTATGCTTTAAAACTTTATGCTTTAAAACTTTATGCTTTAAAACTTTATGATGTGTTTTTTTAGTTTTCATAATATATCAAATCATTTTAATTAGGAACAGGGAAAGGCCTCTGATTATTTTCCATAATTAATGGACTTGGCATAATTAGAGGTGCTCTTTGAAAAAACTGCTTTGACGGGAGTTTCTTAAGATATGGCTGGACTGGTTTTTGAGGTGAAACAAGATTAGATGAGTTTATTCCAAATAATGCGGACTCTATCTCAACAGGATTGTGTGATAAGACATCACGTGGAAGGTGACTAGGCGTATAACCCACACAAGGAATAGCGGGGTCTAAACAAGTTCCGTATTGAGAGTGTTCGTAAAACTTGTATTTTACCATTCCGCGAAAAGAGGCCTGCTGCAAACAATAATCACTAGAAGTATTAATATTTCTCGTAGACGTCATATTATTATATGACTATATATTTTTCAACAACATATTTTTATTATCTTCACGAATATTTCCATCATTTAGTATATCACAAAAGCACTTGTGAGATAAATCAAACAGATCGTACACAAATAACAATTTAAATAAATCTCGCTGGTCATCTCCCAAGAATGCAAGCATCCCTTTGAACTTTTTCGTTTCTTTTATTTTATTTATTATTTCAACCATATCTTTATTTTTCGATATTTTATCAAACAACTCGGTCGATTCTTTATCAATCACCGCGTCGTTCCAGTTATTAAGTCCAAACGCTTGTAAATATTGTAACCGATATGCATCTTCATTTGTCTTCTCACTATGGGATTTGTATGTGCAGATAAAATCGTGAATATACATTATAAATAATTAAAGGCATTTTTTTATACTCTTAATTAATTAGTAATAATTTAGTTTTTGCTTGCATTATCACGAGTTAAATCTCTGGAAGGAAGCCCACCCCTGATCCAACCATCTGCTGCAGAACTTTCGCAAAGATTTTCTGGGTTGGAAATAGTATTCTTAAGTGATTCAAGCATAGGCGTGTTACGGTAACCCATATGGCATATCTCACTCGAAGGATTTGCACTTTTTCTGTTATTCGCTAAATCTCCTTGCAATAATTTTGATTCTAAATCAGAGTTACCTTTCCCCCTTCCTAAAAAGGGGACTGTTACGTATGGCCGTTGATTTAATGTTATTCTACAGTCTGGTCTAGTTAATTTCGTAATAGATAGAGCAGAGTTGCTGTCGATATTGCACCCGTTTATCCCCACCTGGTGGCTTCCGTTGAAATTCACATTTGGCTGACTAGTTGCGAACTCAATCGCGCTTGACATCGGACAAGACTGTCGGAAATTATCTAATATGTAAGTGGATGCTTCTGCATTTTGAATATTTCTCTGACTAATTCCACAGCGGTCATCTCCTATTCTAGACTGGCCATAAAATGTATAATCATGCATTGAAGCCATTATATAATGCATAAATATATTATTTTATTTAAATAATATCTTTATTCTGATGTCCATCGATGTGGTGCCCCTCTTGTGCAAGCGAGTTCGTGTCCTTCTTTACACGATACCATATCTCCGTAGCACCACTCTGCAAATGATTTTTGGTCGTTTGGTATTTGAGTGCTTGCCGTCGAATACCATTGTCTCATTGATCTGTCAAATGTAAAATTATCTCCTAAATCATGAAACAGTTTATCCTTTATAGATGGGTCTTTGAAGTTTTCTGCTACAAATTCTTTTACGTCATCATTAATAGTTGAAACAACATTCTTGTTAAATGATGGGGCCGCCTCCTTTCTAGTTGGATTATCACTTATTTCTGGTGGTAATACATTCATTAATGGGTTCTTCTCAGACGGCAACGTATAAACATTGGAATCTATTACAGGGGAAGGTTGTGAGGCGGAAAACCCTTCTTTTGTTTTTTTTGTTTTAAATAAATACAACATAACAATGCAAAGTATTGTTACCGCCCCAGTAATTAAAATCTGCATTTTATTTCCTATAAAAAGACCCGTTAGCGTTAAAAATAATACTAGCCGCGTAATAGCATTTAACTTTTCACTAAACTGCATATTTATACTTGGCCAAACTTCTGTAATATATTCTTTTTTAAATAAAACATTTGGATCAGTTATCCAAAAAGGAGCAGCCATTTATATATATAGTCGTTTTATTTTTTCTTTCTTCTCTTCTTTTTATTACCCCCGGAAGGGGGTTTTAATGTTTTTTCATATGTTTCGCCGGTTCTAAAAATAGTCCTCTCCACTTCTCCCGGCGGTGTCTGTTTTGTGGGAGTGGGCTCGCTTGGGAGGGAGGGAGTTCTGGTATATGCTGCTGTCGGAGGAGACTGCGAAGAAGAGGAGGACACCGATGCGGCTGCCCGCCGTTGTTCTAATTTCTCTTTCATCCTCTCGCGCTGTTTCGCTACTTTCATATTCTTAGAAATATTGTTTCTCATCGCGTTCATATCCATCTTTCCTCCCTTTCCACCCATTCCCATTTTACCAAACATCTCCTTTAAGTTTCCCATACCAGGCATACTCTTCATCTTCTCCATCATTTCGCTCGCCTCTTGCAATAGCTCGCTCTCCTTTATATCTCCAGATTTCATTCTCTCATCCAACTTAGACCCCACGTTTTTTACTAAAGACATTAATTTTGTTGGCTGATTGAAAAGATTTTTAAATACACTATCAACTGAACCGCCGTCAGTCATATCTATATCAAAGTCTTTTGCTGTCTCTTCCGCAATATCTTTTGCGAGTTTTCCCAATTTACCGTTTAACATTCCATTAACGTGCTCGTGTATTTTTTCCGGGTCCGGCATATTTTGCGATGATTTATCATTTCCATCTTTCTTATCTCCGTTAAACATATCTTTCATATTTTTCATTGTCTCTTCTAACTTTTCTTTAAATTCATCTTGGTTTATTGCCTCGAATAACTTTGCTGTATCTCCAAATGATTCTTCGTGCGAAAGAGACGATACAATTGTAAATAATATAAGCTGCAAATACTTCCACATCGTATGCCTTGTTTTATCGCTAATATCCTGCTTCCATAAATATTTAAATTCTATGTCGGGTAAAAAGTCAGTTCTTATTTCTTTATCCTCAAACATCTCTTGGTTTTGGTATAATATGTCGAAAAATCTCTTGGGATATAGCGTTTCACAATACTCATACACCCTTTTGATGGACTCTTTGTCGTTTTCATCGCCCAGTATAGCTTTTAAGTCATCGTTTAATGTTTCCCTTAATTCGGGATAAGTTTTTAAAATATCATTTAAAAAATCTATAACTATTTTCTTAAAGTCCCTTAGAACTTCAGTGGAGTCTTTTGATGCTTCGGTTTTTTCTTCGACAGGTGTACCATCGTCCGGCAGCGCGTCCAGAATCTCCGTAGTTAGGTTTTCGAATACATCTTTGACAATATTTTCTTTATTGTCCATATTATATTTACATAACCGTTGTTTTTTTAAACTCTAATTATATAAATCACATAATTTTAACAAATTATTCAAATATTTCAATACATTATTTTTGTCGGCGTCAGTCATGTTTCTAACTGGATCGCGTATAATATCTATTTTATTAAGTATCCTACGAGAGTTTTCATCTGTTATTTCATTCGCATAATTCTTTTCTATAAAAAATGATATATCATTATCTTTAATTTGCTGATGATATGGTCCCACAACAGTCTCCTTAAATATGTTAATTATTATTTTAGGGTTTGCCTTGCGTATATTACGCAGAGCCTCACGTCCGGCAATAATGTCTTTGTCGTTGGGAAATACTCGAAGAATATCTCCAACAAACTCCTCGAAGTGATTATTAAATGCCTTTAATACGTAAGACGGAGATAATGTCGCCATATCTGATAATAATAATAGTAAAGTTTTTTTTTTAAATATTATTATTATTATATATATTAAGATATATCACTATTTCTCTCTTGCTGTAATTTATCTAAGGAAACACCTTTAATTGTATTTGCTTCGTAATTATCAGGCGGTGTCTCGATTGAGTTCTCCTCTGAATGAACCGACGTGTAGTGATGTAACTGTCGCATCCCACCTTCTCCCTTAGCAGACATATCCGTAATATCCTGATCTAAAAAACTAAAATTATCTGATGCAACACCGTGACCTAATCCTCCAAGAGAGAAGGCGTTAGGTTCTGAATTATTTTGAGCGGCCTCTTGCATAACATTTTTCTTTGGCATAATGTGATGGGTTATCTCGTCGCCAAATAAAACGTGATGACCCTTATTTAACAATAATAGCGCCGGGACTTTTGTAACCGTCGGAGGTAATAACACTTCGTCGCCTTTTTCTAATACAATATAGCACGCTCCATTTTTCGAAATCCTATTATCTATACAAATAAAGTGCATTTTTTCACTAGCGGCACTCTTACTAATATTCTGAAGCATACTTTTGCACTTTTCGCAAAAATTACTGTAATATAAAATACAACTCATATAAATACTATAAATACTATCATTTATATTTATTTCGCTAAAAATTGATTTAAATTTTAATAGCAGAGTAAATATATAATTATGGATCCAAGAGTATCCGATATTGCTTTTGAAAATAATAACCTCACGTTTAACGTATCTAACATTAATGTCAGTCTAGCTAATTCACTTCGCAGAATAATGCTTTCCGATATCCCAAATGTCGTGTTTCAAACAGCACCCCACGATAAAGATAATTCTATAATTTCGGTAAATACATCCAGGCTAAATAATGAAATTATTAAACAGAGATTGGCGTGTATCCCTATCCATATTACCGATATTGGATTTCCTATCGAAGATTATATTGTTGAATGCGATAAAAAGAACGAAAGTGAAACAACCCAATATGTTACCACTGAAGACTTTGTTGTTAGAAACATAAAAAACGACACCGTTCTTTCTACTGCCGAAACAAGGAAGATGTTTCCACCAGACCCCATCACGGGCGACTTTATCGACTTTGTTCGTATCAGACCCAAGCTGTCCAAAACACTTGCTGGAGAACATCTCAAAATGTCGTGCACCCTTAGTATTGGAAATGTTAAGGATAACGGCTCTTATAATGTAGTGTCCACTTGCAGCTATCGCTCGACTATAGATGTTGTTCGGAGGGCCGATATTTGGTCTGGGAAGGCCAAGGAATATAAAAAGAGTGGGAAGTCTGCTCCAGAAATTGAAGATATAAAAAACGACTGGCTTATTCTAGAAGGAAAGCGCATCACGCTCCCAAATTCATTTACATTTATTATAGAAAGCGTTGGAGTATTTGCTCCAATGAAAATCGTTGAGATGGCGTGCAATGTGATGATTAATAAAGTAGAAAAGTTCGCAGAAGATATCCAGACAAAAGAGAATATGATTGTTCCGTCAAAAACAACTATGGAGAATTCCTATGATATTATTCTTGAGGGTGAGGATTATACGCTCGGATGCGCTCTCGAATATCTACTTTATGCATCATACTATGATACGCCGACCGATTCTAATAAAATTTTGACATTCTGTGGATTTACAAAGCCCCACCCACATATTGACGTTAGCACCATTCGTATCGCATTTAAACACAATACCGATAAGGGGGAAATTCTAAATTACCTCGGGAATGTAACAACAAAAGCATTGGAGATTTTCAACTCACTTAAAAAAGATTTCACAACAGTTGCATAATAAATTTATTATATATAAAATTATTATCCTTTACCATTCATTCATTTTTACCATTCATTCATTTTTACCGCCGTGACGCTTTGTGAAATTTATAGAAAACATTAATTTTGCTGGGGGTAAGTTATCTACATACCCAATCACGCGAGCCTTAGTTATATTTTTATTCTCGCCTCGCAGGGACTCCACGTAAATTCTATGTAGACAGAACATATGTGTTCTATACTGTGCTGGATATTCGATGAGTGGCTTACTCTTTTTTACGTAACACATAATATAATTTGTGTGCAATTGTTTAGTGAACTTATCAATTTGGTCGCGGAAAATATCAAACTGTTCGGCCGATTGATTGAAAAACTCTAAATATTTGAATACATTCCCCGCTTTCCTCAGCTCTAAGAAATGATACTGTAGTTTTGGTTGATTACCTCGAAGACGACGAACCGTCTCATACTGGGGATTTCTAATCTTGCTTCGTTCTCCTGTAAGGTTGTTCTTTACGATTACCCCCATCGTTGTATAGTCCGTATTTGCACCAGCCCACTTTTCGCGTAGATCGCTGTAATTATTGAAGTGCCACTGCATTGGGAATAAAACTCCTGTGCAATCAAAAAGGTTGTTCTGGATATTGCGAGACACCTCGGTAACCGTAAGCTCTTCATTGTTTATTTTATAACAACCCACAAGGAAGATTTTCTTTTCTGTAAATGGAGTAACAATCCTATTATTAGGATGCTGCATTACAAAACTATAGCTATACTCTTTCGGCAAATTGTCAAAATCCAAATCCAGACTGGCCGCCGCATCCAAAAACATATAACGAAATGTATTCTCGATACCTTGGTTCTCGTCTCGGAAGAAAATACACCTGGCCCCAATATTGCTTTTTGTACAAACCTCCCAGTCCCCAATAGACTCGTCAAAAAATACATTTATCATTGTTCCCTCTATAAAATCCTCGGCTACACAGTTATGACGACCCTTTAACGGAACTGCGTTTTTACCGGAAAATACATCCATACTTACTGATTTAGGTGGGGAAAACCCTACCATCTTAGAGCCTTTTAGAATAATCGACCGAAATAAACCCAACGAATCTGTATTATCTTCGGTTAGTGCGGATTTAATATATTTTAAAATATGGTAGTTGCCGTTTTCGTTCGTGTATTTTGTTAACTTGATGCTTGCATCTTCGAATTTTTTCCCGGCGGAGGCTGCGTCTGTGGAAAGTGAACTGACCAATTCCATAATATTACAATTATCCGGTTTAGTAAGATTATATACGATATCCATAATAGGTTATATAACTAGATTACCTTTAACTTGTTTAGAAAGTTTCATAAATGTTTCGTTTTCATAAAAACTTTCGTTTTGGATAAAAATTTCTACTGTATGTATAAGATAATGGCCCATAATGATTTACATTTACAATTAGGCGATATTATAGAAATAATAGCCCCGGAAGATGAAAAACTACACGAAAAGAATTTTTTTATAAACTATATTGATAATAATGAGATAGATTTATTAGACGACGATGGTTCTATAATACTTATGATAGGAGAGGATAAATCATTGCTTAACGAATCAATCACCGAAATACGTTTACTAGATCGTGCATCTGAACAAGGATATTCTAGGCAAAATGGATTACTGCCAGATACGTGGGTTAATGTTTATTTAGGCGGAGAAATTCCAGTTGTTGTTACGGGAAAAATAACAAATTTAGAAGAAGATCAAATTGAAATTACAAGCGTAGAGGAAGGGTCCGAACCAATATATATTGACTTTGAATACAAGGGGGTTCCCAAAGATATTCCTATTGACAAAATAGAAATTAGAGATCCGCCGGAACATGCATCGCCGGAAAATGCATCGCCGGAACATGCATCGCCGGAACATGCATCGCCGGAACATGCATCGCCGGAACATGCATTGCAAGAACATGAAGGAGAATATCGCGATATCGTAGATTCGCCCGAAGAACAGGATATGGGAAAAATTATACAGGATAAGATATTCGACGCCGACCAGTTTAAGTTTGGAGATGAATTAGACGAAATATCCCAAATTATAGATGTTGCGGATGAAAATAAGAAGTTTAGCATAGATAAACAAACAGGAGATATATTGGACGACCTATTGTCCGACATACCAAACAAGCAGAGGACACCGTTGGTTCTTAATCATATACATACTTTAATAGAAAGATATGTTCAGCTTAGAGAGAAATTCTCCACATTTGATGATTATAATAACGTAGATGGATTTATTAAGCGCGGACCGGAATACAAGCCTCTTACAAATGTTCTAAAAGAACAGTCTCATAAACTCTATTGGGTACTACCTGTGGTAAAATGCAAAAAACACATTTATGATGTTGACGCTCCTGAATCGACAGACGGGATGGGTGTGTCGCACATGGAACTGTCGGTTTCTCGCGCAAGAGAAACAGAACTGATAAACTCCTACGAAGATAACACCATTGCTGGAGAGAATAGATATTATGCTCTTATAAAAGGATTAAATAAATTCTACACGCCTTTTGACGAACCAGACAATAGAGACACCCTTTTAACAACACAAAGGGTGAACGCAAACGTATTGTCCGTTGTAGAAAACTTAGATAACTTCGAATCAACCGTTTTTAAAAATAAAGACATACACGTAAAACGCTTTTACACACAGGAATATAACGTGGGAATAAACACTATTAAATATACTAAAACCAAAGGTGGTCGCGGTGGAGTAGAATTAACTAATCATAAATTAACCGAGAGCGACCCTATGTCAATAAAATCATATATAACGTTGCCGGAACCCGCTGTTTTATTTTCTCATATAAACCTTCCTACTACGAATATAATGACTCGTGCAAATTTAAATAGAAATTTTCTCTCTTATTGGAGATTATTAACCGAACGAACAGACATATCCACGAAGATAATATCAAGATTGGACAGACCCGGCGTTATGGGTGACACCTTCCTGAATAAGTTTACTGAACATATCCTAGACGAAGATGTTCAAGACCCAGACAAATACGAAAAATTCTTAAAAATAATGGTCCCTACTACGGCGGATCTTTTTGAGTTAATTAAAAATAATATAACAGATAATTTGTCTATTCACGGTATTTTAAAATATCTAGAGCCATTTATGATATACAAAGAAGACCTTACATATTCGCACTATGCGGAGTTTAACAGTTTTATTGCTGCAGGCATATTCCAATATAAGAAAGCCTTTATTGAGAAGAGGGACAAAATGGCTAAAACCCTACGCAAATTTCGCACAGAAGAACCGGACATACCTTATCTTTTAACAATTTTACCGGAGGATGAAAAAATCGCGATGCTTGCTCTTTATGGACTTGAAAACACTCCGGTCTTAACAAACCACACCTTCCTAAAATATATATCGGAAATAGATAACTCAAACTATTACAATACCCTTCTGGCAAAAACAAGCTTTTCATTAATGGTCCCTTATGCAACTGAACAGGTTAAACGATTAGACGAGCTATCAAAATCTGCGTCTCCCGCGTCCGACCAATCAGACGGGTCGCCTGCAAGTTTATCGCCTGCAAGTTTATCGGGAGCAAGTTTATCGGGAGGTGGTTTATCGGGTACTCGCGCGGAGGATTCAGCCGAACCAGGTGAATGCGAACCACGCGTGCTGGCTAAAAAATATTTGGCGATTGATGAAATGACGGAGGATAACGACAAGGCTATTTATTTTGATAAACAATACGATAAAACATATTACGAATTAATAAGCGAATACAAAAAATACATTTCGGATGAAACATTATCTCTCCAGGATAAGATTCTAATTCTGACAAACAAACTGAAAGACAGTGTCGGTCTATCGACATATAACGCAACGATAGAAGCAACCGCACTTATTGAAAAAAAAAGGGAGGTGCGGGAGGGGAATTATTGCGTAGTAGTAATCGACGACGAAGATACGAAATATTTATACTATAAAAGGGTAGGCGGCAATTGGGAACGTGACGCAACCATTACGGGAGACGTGTTTTCGGATAAATCGAAAACGTTTTGTAATTTATCGCAAAATTGTATTGATATTAAAAATACGTGCGAAACACTAGAGAATAGCGAAAAGATAATTAAAAATAAAAATCTTATTATGATTGTCAAGGAATTTGATGTAAATATGCAGGAGGGTCTTGAGGAAATTAAAAAGAAAATAGAAGACCGGCTTTCACTATATTCCTTGAGGCTTCCCAAATTAATAAATCTTCAAAAAACTTTTCTTTATAAATATAATGACCAAAAATACACAATAGGCATTGGTGTTGAGGAATTTGAAGGAACGGTTTCTCCCTATATTAAAATAAGAGATACCATATTGGGCTTCCCCGACTTTTCGCAGAGACAAAACTTCATTTTACAGTTCGACGCAAAATATGCGCGCCCGGCAAGCAAAGGAGAAGACAATTGGTGGAAATACTGCATAGAAACGAATGTTAAATTACTTCCCACATTTATACTCGAGTTGGCCTCATCGTTTGTAGAGGGGAATGACTATATGACGACGGTTAAGAAAATATGCAAACAACAAGGCACATATAGTGACGACGGGGGTTCTTGGGTTGACAAACATAGCGGATATTTTATTACATATATTAAGTTTGATGAAGAGGAAGGATATGATGAAGGTGGATTCAAGCAGGTAAGTCGTGATGTTTTAGAAAAGGACGCCGGAGCGTTTGTAATGCAAGAAACGCGGAAATCTATAGAAGACAAATACACAAACCCCATCACCAAAAAAATATATAATGTAGTGACTACGATGGCTGATTATATGGATATTGCGATTGAACCATACCTACCCGGGATTATCCACGATACCATGCAAAAATTAAAGGTTAATTTACCGAACAAAGAACAGGCAGAAAAAGGCAAAAAGGGCGCATATGCAAAACAGGTTAACTCGTTGCTAATAATGCTTTCCTTGTGCTATTTTCTTATTTCTGTCCAAACAAGTATTCCGTCGTTAAAACCGCGAAAGGGGTTCCCCGGGTGCAAGATGTCTTTTTCAGGCTACCCATTACACGGCGAGGAAGACCTTACAGGAATCTCGTATATTTCTTGTGTTCTAAAGAAAATCAGTAAATCAGCCACCTCCCCGTGGAATGCCGTGGCGAAACAAAAACTGGAAAATATTAATATAATTATTAAAAAAATATTGGACGAATACGTTTTGATAGACAGACACATTCTAGATAAAATAACTGCAAAATTAAAGTATCTTTCGAAAACACCGGAGGATGCGATACCAGCGGACCGCGACATTCGAAAGTGGCACACATTTTTGCCGCCACTCAATCAGATTGAGTTAGGTGTTACTGAACCCGTGACAAAATTATTTGAGAAGGAACTATTGACCAACTTTAAAAAAGGCACTTCTTCGCAGTCAGAAAAGCTTCTTGTTTTGCAAAGTAAATCTATATATTTCTCACTCCATATTCAGAAGCTAATCAATAAAACAATTAAAGAGTCGGCGGCCATTCTAACAAACAACGCCGGTGTCCCATATTTGGTAAATTCGTGTTGCGATGACGGAACGATAAACGCAATTGATTACTTAATGGAGAAAGAACCCAATATAAGAATATTAAATAAAAGAGTTGAAAATCTAACCGATAGTTTACGAGAAGTAAGAACGCTAACCAAAGCAAACATATTATTTTATCCGACGAACACCAAGCCGACGTCCCTCCCCATTTCAACAGAATTTTCAGAAGAAACAATATATCAATCGTTTATCGCATATTGCAGGTTTAACACATCGATTCCGATAGACGAGGAACTACGTGCGATTTGTTTGGAAAAACCGGGGGGAATCGGCGACAAAGAAACATTACAGGACAAAATTCGCGCGCTGAAACAAGAGGGCAGGAATTATACTATAGAAGATCTTCATATGTTAATTACCATTATAAACAAAAGAAATGTGGTTGATATACAATTGGAAAATATAGCAGAAGATAACATTATTTCTCTCTACGACTTGGTAAACAGCCTCGCCGAGTATAGAACAGATGCGGTTCCCGGTAAATTTTTAACGGATATTACATCCCTCCTCGAGATGTGCATAAACCAAACGCAAAATCTTAAATATTATGAAACGTCTGCGTATAGGGATATGATAGACTATCTGGTATTATCTAATTCGAATATGCGAATGGAGATAAACAGGTTTATAACAAGAAATACTAAAAAAAGGAATAAAGACGTCACCGCTTGCATAGATTCCATTTCTTCGTTTAATGTATTAGAGAAAACTAGATTTATTGGCGGCGGCGACGAAACGACATTCAAGCAGTTAGATTTTATTAAAAATACGATACGACTAATAAGCGACGTATTCCCCAATATTATTATAAATAAAGTGAATCCGTGTGGGTCCGGGTGTAAAATACCAAAGCACTGGAAGTTATCAGAATTCCACAATAGAGATATGATGAATATACTAGGAAAATTCTATAAAAACTTTAATAGTCTATTTGATGATGAAACAGTTGTTACTGTGATGAAAGAATCGCAGCGTCTAAATAAAACGATTTATAAACTTGTTGAAAAAACTCTTTATTATTCAGAGAATGGAAACGCGCACACAGACGGTAGCAATATATTTAATGCAGAATTATGTGTTATGCTGCACGAATATTATTTATTGAGCACATTTAGCAATATAATATCCGCGATGGACGGTATAACCGAATTTAACATTAAACCGAGGGATGATGACTTCGACGCGATGGTGGATGACGACAGTTCCCTAGAACAACAGTTATTGTCGGGTGATATTGAAAATAAACAAGGGAGAGTCGCCGCTCTTTTATCAACTTTCTGCACGATTATCACGGAAAACAAAAAGGTAATTGATTATAACTATACTATGTTAATGGACCGAGTGCATCGAGCGAAAGAGAAGGAGAAGGACGGAATTACAGATTATTTGAAGGCGATGACGGACGAAGAGAGAGAAATCGAAAGTTTATTTAAAAACCAAAAACTGGAAAAGTGGAGCACCGGTCTTCAGAAAGGTTTCAGAAATTATGATGGTAAAACATACGATACTGAGAGGAATGCAATGGAAATGCAGGCGATTGCGGAGCATAAATTGGGCGAAAATAGTATGGTAACAGAAATGAACAAAGATATTTTTATGATGGACTTGATGGAACAGGAAGCGATATCAGAAGAAATAGAATCCGCAGAATATTCTTTACAACACTTAGCCGATGACGATGATTATGGTGATAGAGATGGGGATGAGGGATATTAAATAAATTAACATTAAACTTTATCGTGTTTAATGTTAAAAAAAAATCCTATGTATATTATAATGGATTATCGTTTTTTTCAAAACAATATTGTAGCAATCGCGATATCTATATTTATAACATCTTATACGTTTATTGTTATGATTAAGCCACACTTTTTATATAATAAAGACGGGAGCTTGCGAGAGTTTGGAATTGGTTTCAAAAAGAAAACAGTTGTACCAGTCTGGCTTTTGTCTATAATGTTGGGAATACTGTCGTATTATTCTATATTGCATTTAGCGGCAATGCCAAAATTACTTCTTTGAAGCCGCCGCCGCCTGAGCTAGCTCTGCAAGAGAAGCGGCATTTTCAACGAGTGTCTTAGTGTTTTCGCAAATTTTTGCAGCCTCCGCCTCTAACCTCTCTGCGTTTTTAGAAGCGGCAATACTTAGTTTTTTAGTTTCTATAGCAGACAGTGATAGAGCAACTAGAGATTTGTTTGTTTCCTTCTCTAGTCGCTGCAGTTTAGTTAAATCACTCATATATTAACATTTATAAAATATTATTGCTCAACATATTATTGCTCAACATATTATTGCTCAACATATTATTGCTCAACATATTATTGCTCAACATATTATTGCTCAACATATTATTGCTCAACATATTATTGTCCCACATATTCCATTTTATTGGCTTTATTTGCCGCGTCATCGGTCTGTTGTTTTTCAGCGATTTCATCATATGCAAACGCTTGTTTTTTTATCTCGGCTGCTGTAGGAGAACACGTTACAGTAACTAGATAATTATATCCTACGGCTATAACCAAAGAACCGGTTAATATATACCAAATATACTCCCCGACAATATCTTTTAATTTCACTAGCTTCTTAAACCTATATTTTAGTGATGCTTCATCAACACCTTTACTTTTCCCACTTCTAAGTGCCTCTGTTTCCTTCCAAAAATTCTCAAAGTTTTCGTTAGTAACTTCATTTATTAGTATAGATTGGTCCGAATAAATATATGCTAAAGATTCTTTAATTGACTTTACATCCTCGCCTCCAGAAGTGTCTTCGCTCGGAGGGAATATTTCGCTCATAAGCTTCTTTGCACCAGTAAACTTCACGAGTGCATAGCCAAACGTGTTGGAGAAAGGCGCCTTCCATCCGGGATACACTTCAAGAACAATCATAATAATACTAAACATCATAACCCAAGGGACAACAGTTACGATAAACGCAAGCCTCCAGTTTGATGAGTCGCATATAGCTGTAACTATATTCATATTTATTAAATAATGACCAACTATTACGGTAATCACATAACATAGAGTCGCTACTCTTAAATTGCTAGCTTCTATATTATACTTTACCGCAGCATACAGTGTTGTAGCGACGAAAAAAAACAACATGCTTGGTTTTGGAACTCCTTTATTATTTTTATCCACCATTATAGTTAATATGCATAATATTTTTTGAAAAAATACTAGTCTTTATTAATGAATGCTCCGTTACTAACTGAGTCAGGCACACGTTACTATATCGGAGGGTCGCTTAAGGAATGTAGAAAGTTTAAAGATAAATATATTACTTTGCTATTCAATTTAGGAATGATAGCTTTATTTATTATTTTTTTCGGGTCGATATTAATGTACAGATATAACGGGAATATATCTCCGGCCGAGATTGATTTAAGAAATAGAAAGAAAAAGGAATATATTATTTCAAAGTTAAATCAGTTAGGAGAGATTAAGCAAAAAAAAAGTATGATTACAGATATACCAATGTGGAATAACAATCCCGATTTAGATGTTATACGTAGATAAATATAAGTTTTATATATATATATATATGGATGAGTCTGTGAAAGAAGCTATACATAGTTATTATAAATTGAAACATAAATATGATGAGACAAATCAGAGAAAAAAGAAGCAAATAATGGGTAACCAAAGCTTGGCGGCTCGAGATAAAAAGCAAAAGTGGATGCAGTATAAGCGAAAATGTGTCAAATGTGGCGCAGTTGGAGGTACAATATTTACTAACAGTAAAAATATATTATCTGCTACGTGCAATGGAGCTCGACACTGTGACCTTAATATTAAAATTAACAGAGGATATTATACAAATATACGAACAGAATATCAATTTCTTATGAAAGAAATAAATTCTATTCAAACGGAGATAATAACGACAAAGTTAAAGATTCTATTTGGGTATACCTCGGAAGATGATGCTATAAAGGATTTCGATAAATTGCGGAAACGTTTAGCTGGACTAACAAAGGCTCACGATAAAGTAAAAATTGCATATGTAAACATTTTAAATAACGGGGTTAGTTCCGTCGAAAAAAATAAGGCGGCCCAAGAATTATCAGGAATAGTAATAGAGCTGAATAAGCTATCACACGATTATGATAATTCTCCTGGAAGAGGATATATAACGAATATGGTTGAAATATATATCGACCGAATACTTCCTCTTGTAGATAAAATCCGCACGATGGCTTACACATATAGTTCTCTTGAGGAAATCGATGGGGTTGACGATGGCCCACCGTTAACAAAATTAGTCCAAGAGCCGTTCACATTGAACGAACTATATATTTCTGGTTCAGATAGAGCCCGCGTTATTAATGTATAAAATAAAGTTATATTCGTTTATTATATATATGTTTACTAAATTTATCGATTGGCCTACATTTTTAGCTAGTTTCGTCGTCGGACTGGTGTTTATATGGCTTTCTGCTCCAAAAAGCACTATTGTATATGTTTATCCGACTCCAGACAATATCGCCGAATTTGGTTATATCGATAAGGCAAAAAATTGTTTCGAATATATTGTAAAGAAAATAACGTGCCCGGCAGATTCTTCTAAAATAAAAACCATACCTGTTCAAATGGGAGCTAGCGTGCAAAATATACAAACTGCTTCTATTCCAATAGGAGACACAAATGTCAATAAAATATAATTAGATATAAATATAATTACATATAATATATGATCCAAAATATACTTAAATCTATTCATACCAAATTTGGAAGATACTTAGTATCTGTTATATTGGGTATAGGTCTGGCGAGTATATTTAGAAAATCGTGTGACAATAAGGATTGTTTAGATTTCAAAGGCCCTCATCATTTAGACATTATACAAAAAATATATAAGCACAATAATGAGTGTTACTCATTTGAACAAGCGTCAATTAGTTGCGATAAAAAAAAAACTCATATAGAATACGAGTAATTTGTCGCGCGTAAATAATTTAATATAATTAAATTTTTATTATATTAAATAATGTCTGGTGGGTCTACAAATATTAACGATTTGCCTGTCTCGAATTCGTCTGGTCCTCCTCCCGGGGTTCAGCTACGAACTACAGAAAACCAAGAGATTAATAATTCTGCACAAATGCTAAATGAGCAGAGAGCAGCAGAAGATAATTCTCAAAGTAGAGTTGCTCCGCCGAATCCAAACGATTATATGAAACAAGTAATTTCCGATGTCCAGAATGTTGCGCAGTCTGGGGGATTAAAACTACCCGATCGCGATATTCCTCGAACCCAGGGTCATATCACGCAAGATAAGGAAAGCTCTGTTGATTATGTTCCAAAAGGGCCAGACGATTATATTAAGCAATATCCATCTGTAGATGAAATTAAACAAGTCCACGTTAAAAAAGAGAAACAGGTGGAAAAGTATGATTACCTATACGATGAGCTTCACGGACCCGCACTTATTTCACTTTTATATTTTATATTTCAATTACCAGCAGTCCATAAAGTAATTCTTAAAAACATACCGGGTCTATTCAAAAACGATGGGAATATGAACACGAAAGGCTATATATTTAACAGCATTTTATTCGGTAGTGTATATTATCTATCCACAAAGGGCATAGAATACATATCTGTATAGGTTAATAAAATTGAATATGGATGATTATTTCTATAATTTTAAAAATAATGAATCTTTATAATTATATATTATTATTATCATTATCATTATTCTTTGATACAATTGGGGCACATTTGTATTCAAAGATAACTATATTGACAACAATAATACTAATGATAAATAGTTTAAAAGCTGATGAAAACCAATATAATATAATTAACACAAACGAAGATATTGAATTATAATATATAATTATCGGAAGGAAGGAAAGGGTTAACCCTGAAATGAATTAAAAGCCCCATCCACGCTTCTTCCGCTTTTTATAAGAGGTTTTTTTGCGATGCAACGGACTCTTCCTCCGCGACTTCTTTTTATTAGCCCGGTGCGACGTTTTCCGTGATTTTACGGGGGACGTTTTTTTTGTAACGCGTTTTTTGCTATTTGATTTTTTAGTTTTCTCTTCACTTGGTATGTACCTTAAGAAGAATTTCTCATACTCCTCGGAATTGCGATTATTCTTCAGTTCCTTAAATTTCGCCGCTTTTTCTGCCCTTGCGTCCTCAAGTGTGCTTTGCTTACCATAACAGGTTATTGTAAATCTCTTTAGAAGACCTTTTTGCTGCAGGCGATTTCTAGCCTGAACCTGGAATAAATATTGTGCCATACACATTATTCTGTTATTGTCATAATATGGTTTATTTGTATATAAAAACGCCAAATAAAAACTAAGCATTGTGTCTATTGTTGCGACATTAATCATACTGCCGTGCATCCTTATCCTATTGTATGAGTGACACGCGATGGGTTCGTAAATAAAGCATACTGTATCCTTATCCACAATAATTTCTATATGTGCGGGGATATTCTCTCCAATCTTTCCTTTTTTGTGGATACTCACCTTTTTAACACCAGCACTCTCTAATTGTTCTTTTATAATGGTTGCCGATGTTTCTGCGTCCTCCGACAATACATCAAAATCAGGTATCTTTAACAACTGTTTCCGGCGACGTTTCGGCATATACTTTCCATAAAGACTGCTTGCATATCCTCCAAAAAATATTAATCCTTGGTCTATTATGGTGCGACGAATGATATTATATATCTCTCTCTCGTCGTCATCTTTACCCTCCCACTCCCGCATAAATTTAGACGAATCGCAATTTGGTCCTTTTAGTGGATAATACTTATTCAATAGGATTAATCGTTTTAAAACCTTTTCCCATCTTCCCACGTCTCCGTTTGGTCTGGATAGTTCAAGATACATAGACATTCTCAAGAAATTTGCGGGAGCGTATTTAATACCATTCACAAGTATAGCATCATTGTGAATTATTTTATATATGTTTGCGTCTAAGGATGTTATATCTGCTACGGGTATAAAATTAACATAAACTTTGTATGTTCCGCTGTGTACACCCGATTTAGCTTCTACATCACCGTATCCGGCAGCGTAATAAATATCGGCCAATTCCTTCGCGTCATTTAACGCGGAGGGTGAGAAAAAATCATAATCAGGTAGTTCAACAGCTTTATCGTAAAATTGGTCCTTTGTGGGTAGGATATTATTTATCGCAGTCCCTCCGTAACATACAAGTTTTTTCCTCCTAATATAATTCTCAACAATTTGTATTATTTCTTTAACTTGAGGGGAGCTTATTTTCGCTCGAGCTGTTTGATTCTCCACCTTATCGACAGCATCGCGTAATATTTGAAGTTCCTTCTCCTGGAATGAAATACGGGGCTCCGTTGAAGACATTATATTAATTATGGAGAAATTAAAATTACCCCTACATCATAATTGATGCTTCCGGGAAACCGGGCAACGATATTTTTGTTGGGGGGGGAGTTGTTCTCTTGGCACTGGGAAGTGGTATGCACGTTATTGTTTCGAGGAATTTTTCCGGCTGAAGAACAAACGCTTGGCCGGCTGAATTAAAAAAATTTATATACGCCTGTAACTGGCCATCATCTTGCTGGAAACTCATAGCGATCATCTGACACCCTAGACCTTTTGGTATATTATACGGAAAATTTGTAGCTCGAGCGGCTAAATCTGGCAAACATACGGTTACTCCCGTTTGATTATGAGTGATTAATTCGTCGAAACTTGGCGTGTTCTTAATGTCATAGAATCTCTGTGTGAATGCCCACGAAGTATGTGTGCTATTAGTTGCTAAATTAACATATTCTGCCAAATTGGTTTTCATAAACAGTGGGTTCTCTTCGTTATTTGCGTCAATCATTATAAATATTTTATTCTTTAAATTAAATATTGGTATATGTCCACCCGCGTTATGAGCGGGTCCGCCACCCCCACCAGAATATTGATAACTATATTCCGGTCCTAACATATATGGAGCAATCCCTTCACTGCTAAATTCTTGTGCAATTTCATTATATATCTTTGTGTTTTTACTCATAATTCTAAGATGAAGAATTAAAGGATCTGCAGGATTTGGGCACATATTGCTCGTGTCTTTCCCCAACGCAGAATTAACAAGAGTTGAAATAACCTGTTTCCAGGGGACAGAATTATATGTTTCCTTAATTGTATCATTATTTACTGAAGACGCAGCCACCACTGCCTTATCGTTTACCGAATATATTTCAAAATCTAAACATCTTATTCCCTGTTTAATGCAGTCTTTCAATGCACATATGCTTACGAAATCATTTTTATAATTACCCGCACAACAACAGTTATATGCGGTTTTTATATAAAAATCCTTTAGAGATCGATTGCAATTTTCGTCGCTTAGTGGTCCAATTGTAAGATGGGATTGGTTGAATGATGTAAGAGTTTCCATATTACGACAATTTCTATCATTTAAGGTTAACTTGTTTGTTGTCCATATAATAAGTGCAAGGACAATGACAATCCCGACAATAAGTATTGCGTATTGCATTATTACTCCACTGACTTTCTTTGCTAGCCTCGTTACATCTGTAATTTTGATGGTGTTTGGCATGGTATATCTATTATACACACATAGTATTATTTTATTGTAAAACTATTATTGTAAAACTATTATTGTAAAACTATTATTGTAAAACTATTATTGTAAAACTATTATAGATTTAAATGTTTATATCTATATATATTAAAATGGGTGGCGGTATGTTAAACTTGACATCAAAGGGAAATGAATGTTCGTATTTAACAGGAAACCCCACAAAAACATTTTTTAAAACAACCTACGCAAAATATACTAATTTCGGATTACAGAAGTTTAGAATTGACTTTACTGGACAGCGCACGCTTGATTTAAACAAACCGTCCGTATTTGATTTTAAGATTCCTAGATATGGAGACCTCCTGATGGACACTTATTTATCAATGAACATTCCTCATATATGGAGTCCGATATTGCCTCCTACTTCGTGTCCGTCGGGCTCTACACAAACGGCGGATAATATATGGAAACCATATGAGTTCAAATGGATTAAGCATCTGGGGTCATCTATGATAAAGAATATTAGATTTTTGGTGGGAGGACAGGTAATACAGGAATTTACCGGAGACTATTTGCAATTGGCCGTTGGGAGGGATTTCGATAGGTGTAAGCAGGACTTATATGATAGAATGACGGGAAATACCGCCGAGCTAAATGATCCGGCTAATGCATTTAATCGAAAAAATACTTATCCTAATGTGTGGCCAAATATTTCGGATAAGTATAAAACGTTGGGACCAGAACCATCTATTCGCGGAAGAAAAATATATGTTCCCTTAAATATTTGGTTTACTCTTGCCGCAAAAATGGCGTTTCCTTTGGTAAGCCTTCAGTATAACGAAATGCATATAGAAGTGACTATGAGGCCTATTAGAGAATTATTTGTTATTAGGGATATTGATAGAATAATACCGCCGTATTCTTCTTCTAAAGGCGCAACCGTCGGAAACTATATTCAGCCGAACTTCAATAACTCCCTTCACCAATTCTATCGTTTTTTGCAGCCACCACCATTTAATTCGGACACAAACATACAAAACATTACTCAACCAGACTTTTATCCTATTCAGAGATCGGACTGGAATTCCGATATACATTTAATAAGCACATATGTATTTTTAAGCACTGATGAAATGAGAATTTTCGCAGCTAAACCCCAGTCTTATTTAGTCAAAGAAGTTTATCAGACATTAACCCACAACGTTGTAAATAGTCAAAAGGTTAAGCTACAAGCATCAGGTTGTGTAGCCAACGTGATGTGGGTTTTTCGAAGATCCGACGTAAATTTAAGAAACGAGTGGTCGAATTACACGAACTGGCCATATAGTTTTCTTCCATATAATGTAGTTGACCCACTTGACTACGTTTCCGTGCTAAGCATAGATAACTCTTTCCCACAAATTGCTTTATCAGACGAGGATAATCAACAAGAAGCAGCAGATCACCAGCATCTTGGTCTTGCTATAGATATTTCGGATAATGATTCTTTTACACCAGCGCACAATCCACCGAAAGATTGTGATGTAGATATGAATATTGATTATAAAACAAATCATAAAATGACAGGAAATTATAGCGAAGGAAATCAACGGGATATTATGAATACGTGGGGGTTGCTTGTAGATGGAAAATATAGAGAAAATACATTTGATGCTGGAGTGTTCAACTATGTTGAGAAATATGTAAGAACTGCGGGCGACTCAATCGACGGGGTATATTGCTATAATTTCGGGTTGGGGACAAAAGCTTCTTGTTTCCAACCAAGCGGAGCGATGAATTTTAGTAAATTTAGAAATGTTGAGGTAGAGTTTACGACATATACTCCCCCGGCCGACCCAAATGCAGAAACACTAAATGTTTGCGATGAAGATGCGAATTTTATTGGGATTAATAAGGCCCACTGGGAAATGTATCTATATACATACGATATAACCATCATAGAAGAGAGATATAATATATTGACAATAAGCAACGGAAACGCTGCGCTAGCATGGACTCGCTAAAGCATATACTCGCTAAAGCATATACTCGCTAAAGCATATACTCGCTAAAGCATATACTCGCTAAAGCATATACTCGCTAAAGCATATACTCGCTAAAGCATATACTCGCTAAAGCATATACTCGCTAAAGCATA